GCACTGATGTTCGAGAACGGTTCTATCGATGGCAGTGACAGGCTGCTAGTAACTGAGAATCAAGATGGTACAGGCTTTGAGGGTGAGGAGTTCTGGGCAGATAGCGTTAAGGCGGTGTCAGGTAACGCCACAGCACCTACTGATAACTCGATAACTATTAGTGAGACAGGAACCACTTTAGCAGCAATCGGAATATCTGCGCCAGCTGGCCCTGTCACGGTTTCAGGTGTTGCTACTATAACCTCTGGTCGAGTGGATGTTAGCGTTATCCCAGCGTTTGCAGGCATTGCAACTTCAATAACGTCAAGCGGCCCGTTTAGCTTTGATTTAGATTCGCAAGGCGCGGTTAATTTTAAACGAGCATTTAACGGCGGCGCGGTAGCTGAAATAACAGGTATTGAGGTTAAAGCGCGTTACGACTACGCGACTGGTGCAGCGCCCGTCAATTCTTACGGCACAGAATACTCAACAGCATACAGGTAGGACTTATTATGACAGATCGTACAGAAGCGCAAACTCTAGGCATTGATGCAATATCGAGCAAGCAGGGCGTAAACGATAGTATTGACCCGGCATTTGATGCGGCAGCGCGTAAATCAATTTTAGACCGTCAGGCTATGAGTGATGAGGTTGTATCTAAAGCTGATTTATTAAAGCTTTTCAATACCCGCGCAGCAATGGGTAACACAGTTAAGGTTGACGGCGTTATATCAAAGGCCATTACTGGCACAGGCAGTCCAACATTAACGCCGCCTAACTCACCACAACCGTTAACTGGTGGCAATTATGCGGGTTACGTACCTATAACGGAGTTCACCACTATAGCTGAGTCTGGAGAGCTTACCGTTGTAAATAGCGAGTTTGTTGTGGGTGCTAATGGTGATGGTGATTACGGTTCGACTCAGGCATGGATGGACGCAAGCAGCTCGCTAAATAATAATAATATTGGTTTAATATTCTCAATAGAGCGCGGTACAAACTTAATATTCAGCCAGCGACCAACAGGAACGCGAGCATTTAACGGTTCAGACAGAACTAATATTTCAGGCGGCGGCTTCTTGGATGGCCTAGAGTCTGGGGATAAAATAGGGGTTTGGGTGGCAATGGAAAGCACGGCTACACTTGAGATTTACGACGCTAACCTTGGTATAGCTATGGTTTGTCCTGATAATTTGGTGACATAAGTGAGCATACAGCACAGAACTTTTATACATAAAGACTGCGACAAGGATATCTTTGGGCTTCTGTTTGACCGTAACCCGTACCACTTAAAAGTCGGTACAGGCCAGCACTCATTTTTCACAGACTACTTAGAGAAAATAACGGGTAATTCAGAATACCCTCATATCGACCTAAGCGAAAATGAATGGACAGGTCAGGAGCTATACGAGTACATCAGCACCGAAATAGGCGACAACGATTACATGGGCGCAATAGAAACGACCGAGGCGCAGGCTAATCTGATGATTGCGTATGTGGCAACTATTGCACAGCCTTCAGAGTCCTAGATTGGCCCTATAGTTATCACAGTGTTAAAATTTAATTATGATTAAAAAAGGGTTAGGTTATGGCTGTAAATATTAGTACGGTAGTTACATTAGTCGGTGTGGGCAAAACTATCAAAGAAGACGGGAGCTATTTGATACTTAACGGGCAGGCGGCAAAAACAGGAAAAATAAATGTCCGTTGTTCTGGTGAGTTTGGGGGCGCAACTGTTAGTGTGGGCTATCTTGCAAGTGATGAATTTACGGTTCAAGACTTGCCAGACGGAACACCTGCTGACCTAACAGCGCCGTTTGCTTTGCGTTTTGATTGCGGCACATTTACAAATACAGGGTCTGGTCCTGCTATAAAAGTGGCAGGCATAAGCGGCACAACAAGCGCGGCGCTAACCATCTCAAGCATCGACTAAACGTTATAGTATAACATTGCCACGCGGGCATTAAACGAGAGCAACAAAGGGGTAAGGGTTATGGCGGCAACAGTAGCAGCTAAGAATAGAAAGGTACGGCAGGAGGCGTTACGCGACTTCCTAGCAAATCAGAAGCTTGTTGAGAAAGTTATTGATAATGCTAGAAAAATGGAGGAGCAGGGTGCGTCTATGGAGGCACAGGAGCTTAACGGGCTAAAGTATGCAACAGACACAAGATTGAAGCTTGTTTCAAAGTACCTGCCAGACTTAAAAGCAATGGAGCTTACCGGCGATGGTGGTGGTGAAATTGGTATAGATCAGTTACTAACAGTGGAGTTTGTCGGTATTGAAAATAAAACTGCCTGATAGGTTTCAGCCGCTATTTAAGCCAAAGCGCATTAAAGTGTTTTTTGGTGGTAGAGGTGGAGCTAAAACTGAGAGTTTTATACGAGCCGCTTTAGTCCTAGCAATACGGGACGGAAAGCGGTTTCTCTGTTTACGCGAATTTATGAACTCTATCGATGACTCGGTGCATGCTGCTATCAAGGGGATTATTGCCAGCGATGGCTTTCAAGGATTCACAGAGCTAGAGAAGCGGATTGATGGCCCTAATGGTTCAGGCTTCAAGTATGGGCAGCTGGCTAGAAACTTATCGAGCATTAAATCAAAGTTTGATTTTGATGTTGCCTGGGTTGAGGAGGCTGAGACAATAACAGCTGAGTCTATTGAGACGTTAGAGCCGACAATAAGAAAAGATGGGTCGGAGTTGTGGTATAGCTTTAATCCAGCCAGAGAAGATGGCGCGGTCTATACAAAGTATGTTTTGCCATACATTGATGAGATTAATCGCACCGGCTTTTATGAGGATGGCGATGTATATGTTTGCAAGATAGGTATTGAGCATAACCCTTGGGCGCCTGAAAGCCTGTTAAGGGCTGCTGAGAAGATGAAAGCCGAGAACTATGATCTATGGTGCCATGTGTGGGACGGACAGCCTAGGCGCGACCTAGATGACGTTATCATTCAACCCAAATGGATTGATGCGGCCATTGATGCTCACAAAACATTAGGATGGCAAGGTGTTGGTGTGAAGTCGCTAGGCTTTGACCCTGCTGATGCTGGTAGTGATGCAAAAGCTATCGCTATTCGGCATGGTTCGCTGATAACAGAGGCTAAGAGCTGGACAACAGGTGATATAACCAGCGCAATACCTAGAGCTTTTGACGCTGCTGAACAGGTTAGAGCGACACATATTGTGTTTGATGCTGATGGCTTAGGTGCTGCGGTAAAGGTCGGCCTAGATCAACGTGTTGGTAGTGACATGGATATAACGGCTTATCATGGCGGCGCATCTGTTGACTACCCAGCAGAGTTATACGAAGGCAACCGAAGCAACAAAGATACATTTAAGAATAAACGCGCCCAGTATTATTGGTTCTTAGCTGACAGGTTCCGAAAGACTTATGATGCGGTTGTTAATGGCGTCTATTGTGACCCTGACCAGCTTATTAGTATTAGCTCAGACATAGGTGAAGTCAGGCAAATTAAAGCCGAGCTATCCAGAGTGTTAAGAAAGCGCACTAATAACAGTCAAATACAGCTAGAATCTAAGCCCGACATGGCTAAACGTGGTGTAAAATCACCTAACTTAGCAGATGCTATTGTTATGTGTTTTGCTAATCCGCCACCCAAAACAGTACACAAAAAACAAGAGTTTGCAGCGTTATGGTAGATAACACAGATTACAGCGAAGTCAGTAAACGCCTGTCAATGGCACAAGATGCCGATTCTGATATGCGCGACCAGGTATGTGAGACTGACAAGTTTCTCAATGTCAGGGATGGGCAATGGGACACAGGAAACCTGCCTAACATCAATCTACCAAGGTTAACGCTAGATAAATGCAATCCTATTGTTGATTCTATCGCCTCGCAGATTGAAGAAAATGAATATGCTATACACGTTAAACCTGCTGACGGTGCAAGCAACAAGGATGTGGCCAATATTTACAATGGTTTAATACGCAATATCGAGAATGTTAGCAACGCGGTACAAATCTATAACGCGGTATCACGCCGAACTATTGGCACAGGCTTGTCAGGCTGTCGGGTTGTTCAGGATTACGTCAGTTCGGACTCATTTGACCAAGATTTGATTGTTAAACCTATCAATGACTTTGCAAATCGTGTGTGGTTTGGCCCTTATGAGCAGGCAGATGCCAGTGATGCGCCTTACGCTTGGGTGTTTACCGCAATGTCGCCAGATGCCTATGATGAGAAGTACCCAGATGGCTCAGGCTTGTCATTGTCTCAAGACATTTGGAATGAGAATTGGTGGAATGCGCGTGAAGTTGTAATTATTGCCGAGTACATTTACAAGGTTTACGAGTCTGTCGAGCTTGTATTGATGACCGATGGCAAGGTTTACGAGGTAACAGAGGAGTTTGAATCTGTTACTGATGAGCTTGCACAACAGAACATTCAGGAGCGCAGCCGCAAAAGCAAGAAGGTTTGCCGCATCAAAACTAGAATGATGGACGGCAAGGGCTGGATAACTGGCGAGCAAGACACAGTATTCAAGGATATGCCGGTAATTCAATCGGCTGCTAACTTCCAAATCATTCAGAATAAGCCTGTTTATTGGGGAGCTATTGATAAGCTGCTAGACCAACAGCGCGTTTACAACTTTACATCGTCAAAACAGTTGGCAGAAACAGCGTTAGCACCAACTGAAACAATTATGATGACTGACGATCAGGCGCTTGGTCAGGATTACTCACAACTTAACCAAAATCCTAAGCCAATAACCACTTATACGCACATGGATGGGCAGCAAACGCCTTATAAGATGGCTGGGCCATCAATTAACCAATCATTAGAGGTTATGAAGCAATCGGCGGCTAATGACATTGGTGCTAGTGCTGGTCAGTTTAACGCTCAAATGGGCAATAACGCGGGTTTACAGTCTGGTCGCGCCATTGGGATGCAAATAGATAAAGGCGATGCAAGCAATCTGAAGTATGTACAGCAGCGAGAGGCTTTCATCTGCTCGGTTGCCAAGGTTATCGTCAACGCAATACCGGCGACCTATGATTCAGAGCGTCAAATTCGCATAGTTGGCGAGGATGGCACAGAGGATATGGAGACTATCAACACAGCTGAGTATGACATTCAGACAGGCCAAATGGTTGAGCTTAATGATTTGTCGCAGGGTCAATACGATGTGACTTGTACAGCTCAAAAGTCATTTAAGAATAAGCAAGACCAAACAGCTTCCGCGTTTATGGAATTGGCTCAGGTAATGCCTGGCATTATGGACGTGGGCGCAGATGTTTATATGAATAGCGTTGACGCTCCAGCTATGAAGATGATCGCTGAGCGTTACCGTGAACAAATGCTACCAACTGGTGTTATACCCCAATCGCAAATGAGTGATGAAGAGATACAGCAGATGCAAGCAGCCGCACAACAGCCTAAAGAACCGACCATACAAGAACAGCTAGGCCAAGCAGAACTTATGAAGGGTCAGGCTGAAATTGGTAAGGCGCAAGCACAGGCCGATAAGATTCAAGTTGAGGCGGCAAGTTTGCAGGCTAAAACTCAGCTAGAAGCACAGAAGCTAAACCAGTCAGGCCAGAAAATTGAGCTACAGGCAGATGAGCAAGCATTTAGACAGCAGCTTGATATAAACCGACAGCTTACCGAGCGCATGAATATGATGGCCGATACCATGAATAAGTTGGTGGAGGCTACAGGCGCGGAGGGTATGGCGATGCCTTCGGCTATGCAAGCAGTCAATAATCAGGCTCAAATGATTACAGGCGAGCAGAATGATATGGGCGCTATGACTAATGAGCAGTTGATGGAGGTTGTGCGCAATGGATAAAGCGCAAGCGGCCAACGAATTAAAGCGGCGCGGTGTAACCTTAGAGGATATGCAAAACTATTTTCTAGCGGTTGCCGAGCCTGTTGCAGCTATGGGTTCGGGCATTGTTGCCGAGCCTTTAGCTGGATTTGCTGGTTTAGCTGCGACTCCTTTCGGTTCAGATGCGGCGGCTAACGCTGTTAATTATTACCGCGATAAGCTGACCTACTCACCAAGGTCAGAGGCGGGTCAGTCTGGCATGGCTGCTGTTGGTGAGGCGATGGCCCCAATAGGTGAGGCAATGGATTATGCGGCTAGTGGTGCTGGTGATTACATCTACGACAAAACAGGAAGCCCGGCATTAGCGGCGGCAGCGTACTCAGCACCAACAGCAGCACTTGAGCTATTAGGTTTAAAAGGCGTTAATCAGTTAAGCAAATCAGGCAAGCTAGGCCAGCCGTTAGAGTTTGGCGACATAGGCAGCGGTGGAGTGGGCAACAAGCAACGCGGCATCTTTGCAGGCGTAAAGGCTAAGGGTGCAGATTTAAAGCGTCAGGCAGCAGCAGAGGAGCTTGCGGGTCGCGGTATTGGACGCGACCAAATATGGCAGGAAACAGGCTGGTTTAATGACGTTGATGGCAGTTGGAAGTTTGAGATTGATGATAGCCAGGCAAGACTTAGGTCGCTAGATGGCAGTTCTGATAGTCATATGGACTGGGTAGATGAGGCAGAAAGCAGAGAGCGCGGCATTCCTTTATCGTCAGGTGTTGAGCACAGTGAGATGTTCAACAGCTACCCATCAATGCAGAAAGCTCGCCTAAGTATTGGTCGAACTGGCGGCAGTCATGGTATGTATGACGCTCAAGCTGACACGGTTGGCATTAAGGATCCGTTTGATTACCCCCAAGGCGAGGCCAGATCAACACTACTTCACGAAACGCAACACGCTATACAAGAGCGGGAGGGGTTTGCCAAAGGTGGTAGCGCGAGTGAGTTTGAAGTTGATATGCAGGCTTATGCCGAACTTAACAAGATGGGCTTTGCTGAAATGGATGGATTCCAAAAGCAAATGTTTAAAGACTTGAGAGGTAAGTACGGCAAAAATAGGTCGGCCTTTGATTTTTATGAGCGCCTAGCAGGTGAAGCCGAAGCCCGCAATGTACAAACCCGCATGGACTACACACCAGAACAGCGCCGAGCAGCAGCACCTTGGACAACGCTAGATGTGCCAGAGGGTGAGCTTATTGTAAGAGGTAACAGCAAGGGGCCGATGATGAGTTCGGGTAATGATATTAAAAGCGCCATAAGGGAGAGTGAGGGGGCTATAACATTGGATAAAGTTATTGTTCCTGAGTCTGTCAGAGATAAAGGGCTGGGCACTAAGTTTATGAAGGACTTGATAGGTCGAGCCGACCAAAGCGGCAAGAGGATTGAGCTAACACCAAGCGCTGATTTTGGCGGCAATAAAAACAGGCTGGTTAAGTTTTATAAGAGGCTTGGTTTTGTAGAGAATAAAGGGAAAAACAGGGATTACGAGATAAGCGAATCTATGTACAGGCTGCCTGAATAATTAAAGGGGTTGTAACGGCCCCTTAATTTGCCCTATCAGGTATTAAGTTATAACATAACAACTGTTATACAATTACATTAAAAGGTACGCGACCTATTCGCGGGAATTTACGCTAAGGCGGGTTAGTAATGAGTGAAGAGCTGGAAGTGGGCGAAAGCCTTGAAGTCGTTAACGATGTGGAAGTGCTGGATGCCAAGCCAGAAAGCGGTGAGGTTGGTGATTCTACAGAGGTAATGACTGGTGACTCAGCAGCACCTATTGAGGCGGAACAAGAAGAAAAGCCGCAGGTTAGTGACGGAGTTCAAAAAGTTATCAACGCCAAGCATCGAAAGATGAAAGAGGCAGAGGAAAAGGCAGAGGCGCTGCAAAAGCGAATTGATGAGATTGAAGCATCGAAAGCGCAGGCGCAGACTGAAATAGCCGATGTTCCAACCTTGCCCGATGCGTTTGATGATAACTATGAGGCTCAACTTGCTAATCGAGAGTCTGTAATACGACAGAACGCAAAGGCCGAGGCGCTTCGAGAGATACGCCAAAACCAAGAGCAGAGTCGTTTGCAGTCGGAGCAGCAGGCACAACAGGAAGCGTTTAACGCGAAACTTACTACCTTTGCAGAGAATGGTGAAAAGGTCGGCTTGTCTATTGAAGCAATGACAGGCAACCGCGAAACCATCCAAAACTTAGGCGTAAATGACGCAATAGTTCTTAATCTGTTTAGTCTCAGCGATGGGCCGCAGGTTATGGATTATCTGGCTAAAAATCCTGATACAGCTTTAGATTTTGCGGGTAAATCGCAGCTAGAGGCTGGAATTATGATTTCAGACATACGCTCCAAAGTTACGCCATCCGCTCCAAAGCTTACTAAAGCGCCACCACCGCCACATACGGCGACCGGCGCGGCTGCACAACCAGCAGAAAGCCCACTATTGAAGGGCGCAACCTTCGACTAACTTAGAGTAAATTATTATGACTGATACAACCAAGAACGTAACAACTAAAATCGCCAAGAAGATTCTGGCATCCTTTGAGAGCCAGCGTGTATTGTCCAAAAATGTCAATACTCAGATGCTAGACGGCAAGTTTAACCCTTCAACGGGTTCTAAGACTTTGTTTAAGCGTCCAACCGACTTTAGTTCTGTCCGTACCGCTACAGGTGATGTGACCGGCGTTAACAGCCCGATCATCGTGGGTAATGCCGAAGGTAATGTACAAGATTACATTACTGTCAAAACTGATTTTGATGAAGCTGTTGAGGCTTTGGAGTTTGACGGTGACGACAATTCATTCTGGGATAATATGGCGCGCCGTATTACCGTTGACCTAGAGAAAGATTTTGCTCAGTTTATGATGCGTAATGCTGCATTGCAGGCTGGTACTGTCGGCACTCCTGTTTCCTCTTGGGATGCTATTGCCGAAGCTGGTGCGATTATGGAGTCTACCGGCGTACCAGCTGGTGAGCTATGTTATGGCGTTAACCCTTTCACTCAGCGTAAGCTGGCTGGTGATGTTCGTAGCTTAGGCGGCGAAACAGGCGCAATGACTGCAAACCAGAAGGCTGTTATCAGTGATAACTTTGCCGGTATGCGCGTAATGACTGCAAATACCTTGCCTCGCTATACCACTTCGGCTGGTGCAGATCGTGCTGGTACTTTGGTGACTAACCCGAATGTAACCTATGAAGCTGCCAAAGACAGTATGTATCAGACTTTGTCCGTTACTGGCTTTCAAGCTGATCTGGTTATTAAAGCTGGTGAGCGTATATCCATTGCAGGCCGCAACCGTCTTAACTTGTCTACACGCGACCCTATCCTAGATGACGAAGGCAATGTGGTGGTGTTTAGTGCCACTGTAACTGCTGACGTTACTCTTAACGGTTCTGGTGCTGGTAGTATTGTTATTACTGGCCCTGCAATCTTTGAATCCGCCGGTGCTTATAATACTGTTGATAGCGCGCCTATTGCCGGTGATGTTATTACCCTGTCGGCTGCTGAGTCTGTAATTATCCAGCCCAATATGTTCTGGCATAAAGATGCTTTCTCGATTGGTTCTGTACCAATGAAGCGTTTATTTAGTACTGATACCTTCGCTAAAACTAGCGACAACCTACAGTTGCGCGTCAGTAAATACTCAGATGGTGATGCAAACGGTCAGACTGTACGTGTTGATTTACGTCCAGCCTTTGCCGCTTTAAATCCTTTCTTCGCTGGTCATGGCCACGGCTAATTGAGTGGGGACTTCGGTCCCCTTTCTTTTTTGGGGTAACTTATGATTGATTGGGTTAAGAAAGACGGCAAAACAATCTCAACTAACGAATCGCAGGCATCAATTAAAACTGCTGAAAGTCTGGGCTGGTCGCGTAAACAGTCCAGGGTAGTTGAAACATTATTGGTGAAAGATGACAGCGCACACGAAACACAGATTGACCATTTAAAAAGTAAAGATGAAGTTGGTAATTACATATTAAAAGCTTGCGGCGTTAAACTAGATTTACGCGGCAAGATTGAAACGGTTAAGCAGAAAGCTATCAAGGTGATTATGGAATGTCAACAACAGCAGAAGTAATTAAGCGAGCCTTATCATTAATACTTGTACAAGGCTCTGAGGCTCCAATAGAGCAAGATGAGGCTGGTAGCGCGGTAATTGCACTCAATAGAATGATGGCAAGCTGGGAAGGCTCAGGGTTAGCTTTAGGCTACACTGCTGTTTCTAGCCTTGGTGACTTAATTACTGTGCCTGAATATGCGCTTGATGGTATAGAGCAAAACTTGGCGCTGCGATTAGCCCCAGAATTTGAAGGTATGGTAAGCCCGTTATTGGTTCAAAACGCACGATTTGCAAAGCAAGACTTGGTTAAAGCAAACTTGACGGTCGCATCAACTAGCTATCCAGACATCATGCCAATGGGTTCAGGTAATACCGGCACAGGTCGCAATACATACGACGGCCCATTTTACCCTTCTGGCGGCGGCATCCCAGGCGACAAGCCCGTTCCTCCCGTCCCTCCCGTTCCTCCCGTTCCTCCCGTCCCTCCCGTTCCTCCTGTTCCTCCTGTCATATACGGCAAACTATCGCAAGCCAACACAAACACTGAAATATCCGTAAATTCAGAGGGGAAGCTGCTCACCCACATTGGCCCAATCTTTTGGCGGTCGGGGCTGTTGGGTGAGGGTATTCCCGACAATGATGCTCGCGGGTTCTATTGTGAATTTACCCCGGAGTCGGGTGCTGACGCCTTTGCTGTTGGGGTGTCAAACTACCCTCAAGTATCAAAAGATACTTACTTAGGCGAAACTGTTAATGGTTTCGCATACCATTCATCAGCAGTAAAGTTTACAGGGGGGGTCTCTTCTCCTTACGGGTCGGCCTACGATGTAGGTGATGTAATAGGTATCGCGTACAAGCAAGGCAAGGTCTGGTTCTCGCTTAATGGTGTATGGGCAACTGGTGCTGACCCTGCCACTGGTACTGGGGAGGCTTACGCAGGGATTACTGGAACAGTGTATGCCGGGGCATCCTTGCTATATCAAAATGGTACTTTGAGTGGCGAGTTTGGCCCAGACGATTTAGTTTATACGGCACCTGTAGGATTTGAGCAAGGATGGTTCATTGATTCGCCATAGTGTGACAAGGTTACTTGCCCCGTCATTTCTGAAATAACTAACGAGACATAGCTATAACAAAAAAGCTATATACTTTATTTTATCTGAAAGCTAAGGCTACATAATGCCAAAAGTTAATTTACCTATTACCGGCGGCTTTTATCAAAGCGCCTCACTGCCAATATCGGCGCAAAGATGCGTTAATTGGTATCCGAACGTGCCACAAGGCGACACCGTAACTAATGCTAACCTGTTTGGCACAGCAGGCGCGGAGGAGCTGGTGAGCGTTTCACCGATTGAAACTACACGCGGAGCCATTGTTAGTGCTTCGGTTCCTTATTTCGTTATCGGCAACAACCTTTACAAACTTCTTAGCTCAATAAATAGCGAAGGTGCTGAGATATTTACTACATCAAACCTTGGCGTTATTGCTGGCACTGGTCGAGTGTCAATTGCTGATAACGGTAATCAGGTTTGCGTAGTTGTGCCAGGTGGCGCGGTTTACGTTTGGGATGAGAATGACCAAGCTCTTTATACTGTTACTGACCCTGCATTTGATGGCCCTGCTGATACAGTTGTTTATATTGATGGTTTTTTTGTCTTTACCACGTCAACGGGCAAAAAGTTCATCAACTCGCCGTTAAACGATGGTAGGGGAGCCGGTAACGGAACGGGCGTAGCTTATGACGCTTTGGATTTCTCAACGGCAGAGGGCGACCCAGACCAGATACGGGCAGGTCACAGCTTTGGTGGCCGGTTGTTTATTCTAGGCTCTGAAACCACGCAGGTGTTTATTAACATTGGTCGAACGCCATCGCCATTCCAGACTTATAACAAGACGCTTTACACTACTGGCATCAGCGCGCCTAACTCGATTATTGATTTTGGTGATACCTTTGCCTTTATTGGTGCTGGTGTTAATGAATCGCCTTCTATTTACGCATTTACTGGTAACGGGTTTAAAAAGATCAGCACAACAGCTATTGATAATGTGTTGAATGATTTAACGGCGGCTCAGTTGGTCGATGTGTTCAGTTGGTCATACGCTAAAGATGGTGCTTTCTTTGTCGGGTTTCAACTGCCTACCACTTGCTTTGTTTATGAGTCTGTCACAGGTATGTGGCACGAGCGGCTATCATACGACAATAAGAAAGATGTACCTTGTCGTGTGGCGGCTGTTGTTAGTGGTTATGGTCGTATTATTGTTGGCGATAACCTAGATGGGCGCATCGGCTCAATTAGAAATGATCTTTACACGGAATACGGTAGTCTAATTCGCCGTGTAATCACCACCAAGCCATTTGATAACATGGGCGATAGAGTTTACCTAACCTCATTAGAGGCCGTTATGGAGACAGGTGTTGGCATCACAGGCGGTGTTCCTGTTCTGCTCGATGGTGGCGCAATGGCTAATGTCGGTGATGACCCTAGTATAATGATGGAATACTCAGACAATGGCGGGCGCTCATACGGTAATGGCCGAATGCGCGGATTAGGTAAAGCCGGCGACTACAAGCGCCGCGTGATTTGGCGCAGAGTTAATAGCTTTCCTCGGTCGAGAGTGTTGAGGTTCGTATTTTCTGACCCTGTTAAACCTGTTTTTATCAAGTTGGAGGCTGAAATAGTTGGCTAATTTTATACTTGCATCCCCTGATTTTAGATACCCAATAGTTGATGAGTCAGGCAAGGCAACGGAAGATTTACAGCGGTTTTTTGCTGCGGCTGTTGAGTTGATTAACGCCATAAACCCCACTATTGGAGCGGGTAGCCCAGAAGGTGTATTATCAGCAGGGCCACAAGCAATCTACGTGGACAGTTCCGCGCCAGTTGGTGAGGGGATTTACATCAAACAGTCGGGGACAGGTAACACAGGATGGGTGAAGCGATCATAATTGACGACTTTATAGGCGGGTTTGAGGCTTATAGAGACACACTTGATAGTCATATCTTTAGCGGTGTACAGTCGCCTGTTGATGGCGTTTTTTATAAGGGTGTATCTGCTGATATACCGCAACACATAGCCGACAACATTAAAGCCAATCTTGATCTCTATTATGAGAATGTGGAGATTAAGCATCAATTTTTACGCATCAGCCAAGAAGGTATATTTGCACCATTGCAGGCACATAACGATGCCGATATGGGTACGCATAGCTGCATGTTGTACCTTAATCGCAGAGAAGATTGCACCGGCGGCACAAGTTTTATCAGTCACGTTGATGAGGGTATGCCATACGGCCCTGAAAACGACGAACAATATAAGGTTTGGCAGGATGATTTTAATACTGAGTCTCGCTGGAATATTGACGAAATTGCCACAATGAAACCCAACAGGGCGGTCATGTTTGATGCCGACAGGATGCACAGGTCTGAGCCGGTTGGTGGTTTTGGACGCACAACAAAGGACGCCAGACTTGTTTTGGTGACGTTTTTCGATGCTGATTCGTAAAGGGATAAGCGCTGATATTCCCCGGTGTGTTGAGATGGCTGCGGATTTCCACAAAATAGCCTACGGATTAATGGGTATAGAGTTTTGCCCAGACTCAACGGCAAGGGCTTTTGAAATGTGCCTAGGCCATGAGTTGCTTAGTATTGCGGAGCATGATGGCGTAGTTATTGGTATGGTGGCAGGCGTTAAAGCTCCGATGATTATGAATAATGATATTTTGGTTGGCGCAGAGTTGGCCTGGTGGGTAGAGCCTGATTACCGCAAAACTTCGGCAGGTTTAAAACTATTAAGATTTGCCGAAAAACTGGCAAAAGATGCAGGCGTTAAAATGTGGTCGATGATGTTGCTAGAGTCTAGCGAGCCTGAAAAGGTGGCTAAGATTTATGCTAAAATGGGCTATGAACCAGCAGAACGAACTTTTTTAAAGGTGTTTTAATTATGGCGGTCATAACTTCGGCGGTTATCGGTGCGGCGGCGGTTGCCAACTCATACGGCCAAGGCAAAAAACAAGAGAAGTCGGCAAAGAAAGCTGCTGAGGGTCAAGAGGCTTCGGCTATTGAGTCGGCCCAATTCTTACAGCAGCAAGGCATTGACGGCGAGCGATACATTCGAGAGGCGGCTATTGAAGCTGCGGCAACGGCTGGGCAGATACCAGAGCAAGCGGTGGAGCCTCTATTACGTATTGCTGGGTTAGGTAAATCAGCTTTTGACATGGCTTCGCGCGATATTCTGGGTGGCAATGTAACAAGCCAAAACGCGCTATCGCGTAACATTGCAGGCTCATCTTTACAGGGTTCGCTTGGTGTTCCAACTGGTGACGGTGTTAGTGACCCAGTTAGAGCAGAGTTAGCGAGGCAGTCAGGGTTATCAGGCCAACTTGCAGGCGAGCAGTTTGGCAACGGTTTGTTTGATTTGGGTAGACAGGGTGTTTTGGCGGCTGGTGATATTGCACAGATTGAAAAGCGCGGCGCTGGTAGGATGGGCGATCTAGCAACACAACAGGCTAGTGGTCGTGCTGCCCAATTAGTGGGTGCTGCGGCTCCGGCGGCAAGCATGATACAAGGTGCTGGTGAGGCTAGACTATTAAGCGATTTTGCTGGCAATAGACTTAACACACAAACAACAGAACAGCTTGCAGGTTTGGCTGGTAGATACTTAGGAGGTAACTAATGCCGACACAATACGGGCCGGTTAGCAGCGGCAACAGGTACAACTCAGGCGGTTCAACATACTCAAACCCGCTTGGCTCAACCGGCACTAATTACACGCCTAGAGCTAACAGCACACCTAGACAACTTGAAAGCGCGGGAACTTTCAACGGTATAGATTTCGGGATGATGCCAAACCAGAACGCCAACGCTCAGAGTGTTGACGACATAATCAGGCAGTCACAGCCGGTAGCCGAGGACATACTGCGGTCAGGTACAGATTCAGCTTTGAATTTCTCAAGAGATTCACAACAGAACGTTGAAAATTCATTATCGCAATTCCTAAACCCGCAAGCACTAGAAGAACAAGCTGCTCTATTAGGCGCTAGAGGTCAAGGGGCGCAACGTAACGCCATTGCCAATATTCCTGTTAGTGCTGCCCAGGCGGAAGCTGACAGGCGCCAGAGTGTAGGCTTGCAGCGTAGAGCGTCGGCGGGTGGTGAGCTTGGCGCCGGCTCAACTATGTTGGCGGCTGGACAGATGGCAGGGCAGCAACAAACTAATCGCGTAGCTAATCGAGTTGAGCAGCTAGAGCAGCTTGCCGGCATTGATCGTCAATTGATGGGCGACATATCAAGAAACCGAGAGTCTGAAATGTCTAGGCAAGCAGCTTTACAAGCTGGGCTTGGTGGTCAGATTGCAAACGTGGGTATGGGATTGGCTGGGCCTGCTGTTGAGTCAATGCAGACACAGGCTGAGATTGCAGGATTGCGAGGCATAGCTTCGGCAAACCGCTCGGCATCTAACGCATCATCCATTGCCAACCTTGCTGGCCAAGTGTTTACGCCGGGTAATATTCAGGGGATGGCTAATTTCTTTACGCCGGCGCCAACGCCAACATATACAAACCCTAATTACAGCCCGACATCAAACATAATTACCGGTGGACCATCAGGCGGTAATATAAACTACAGCCCAGTGCCACAAATTAATTTCGGAGCCCAATAATGGCTATATCACAAGCGGTTGCAAACGCAATACTAGGGCAAAGAGCGCCGGATATTCTAGGTTCCTTTGAGCAAGGTCAGGCGGTAGCAAGGGGGCGCGAAGAACGCAGTCGGGCTAGGCAGATACAAGAGCTTTCAGGGCAATCGTATAAAGGTGATGCTGAGGCTTTTGGTGAGCTGCAAGGAATAGCCCCAGAGGTGGCGCTAGAGTTACAGAATAAATTGAACATTAAGGATAAGGGTGGTCTGGATAGGCTTTATACGGACGCAAAAACAGCGTTATCAATCTATGAAAACTATGGTGTTGAGGGCGTTATTAGCTTTGGCGAGAACAGAATACAGGGTTTAAAGTCGATGTTTGCTGATACTCAAGATACAGAGCGGGTATTAAACTTCTTTAAAACCGGTAACATTGAAGAAGGCGTGGCAAACCTAAAGGCCACTATTAGCGCATTTGACCAAGCTAAGAGCATGGGGCCAACTGGTGCAATGCGAGAAAGGAACTCGCTACTAAATGATTTGAATAGTGATGACCCTAATGTTCGCAGATCGGCAGAAGTTGCACTTAAATTAACAGCGGCCCCTGTTGGCTCTGCGGATATAACTACAGCAACAACGGAGGGTTTATCTGAACAGGTCGGTGACTCGCAGGCAACTATTAAAGAGAGGGCAAAATTTGGGGAACTAACAGGGACGAGTCGAGCCAATACTATTGATAAAGGTTATGAGTCGATACAGCTTATAGACAAAGGGCTTAGCAATATTGATAGAGCTATTCAGGCTGTAAGGGATGGGGCCAGCACTGGAAAGATAGCTTCCAAATTCCCTAGTATAGCAAGGGCTGCTGTTGAGCTTGAGCAAATAGCCGACTCTATGGCTCTTGATGTTATCGGTAGTGTGACCTTGGGCGCAATTTCTGAGGCAGAGCTAGACCTAGCCAGACAAGTGGCTTTACCAGTGGGCTTGAAAGGTGAGGATTTAATACAACATTTAATGGCAAGGAAATCCGCCCAAATTAAACTCAGAGGATACCTTGAGGAGCAAGTTGACTTCCTAGATCAAGGCGGTACGATTCCGCAATTCCTTAGAAGGAAGAAGGCGCAGCGAGAACAAGCAGCCACACAACAGGGAGACCCACAAACCCCACCTACACAGCAATCACAGCCTCAGCGAATGAGATTTGACGCAAAAGGGAATATTTTATAATGCCGATAGAAGCAGAATTACCAGACGGTCGAGTCCTAGAGTTTCCAGACGGAACAGATCAAAGCGTTATTCAATCAACCGTTAAGCGGGTACTGGGGGCAAGTGATGACAGTGGAATGGGTACAAGTGGCAATGCTGGCGATAATAATATGGCTCCTATGGTAGCGGAGCCGTCATTTGGTCGGGAAATGCTGTCAGGTTTAGAGCTTGCTGGAACAATGGGAAGTGCTGCGATTATGGAGCCTGTCGCTGGTATTGCTGGTGCGTTTACTGGGGCATTTAAGGGGCCAGAGAAAGGCGCGGAAATGGTCAGGGATGTGCAAAGCATGGCTTATGAGCCAAGAATGCCTGAGACTAAACGAGCACTTGAGGGAATAAGCAAAACCCCAGTGGTGCAGGGTTTGGCGTCTGGTATGCAATACTTAGAAGAGAAAGGCGGTCAGGCGGGTGAGGCTGTTGGCGGGTTATTTGGCACTCCAGGCTTAGGCTATGCCATAGGCGCAGCCGGCCCAACGGCAATACTTGAGGCGCTAGGGCTTAAAGGTGCTTCTAGCCTTAGAGGGTCAAAGAAGATAACAGGCATCAGTGACGAAGCTATTGCCCGAATGGAGAAACAAGGCGTAGAAATAGATGACCTATCAGATAAGGGTATAGAGAAGCTACAAGCAATGGAGTTTGAGCGAGCAGCCGAAGAGATGCAAAGGTTGCGGCTTTTTGAGCGTGAAAATATACCAACAATGCAAAGCCGTATCTCACAGAAAAATACAGATTTTTTATCTGAAAGGGCGGGATTTAGGGCTGACACACCAGAGGGCCAACAAATAAGAGATTTAGCTGTTGATGAGTCGGCAGGATTTCAGACTGCTATCAATAATTATAAAAACGCTTTTGGTGACTCTGACAATGTTGGTGATGCTGTTAAGAGCGCATTGACAGCAAGGCAAACAGGGTTAAGGTCTGATGTTAAAAGCGCATATGATGGATTGAATGAGGTAACAAGCGGTGCAAGTATTCCTCTTGTTGGTAGCAAGGTTTACGAGGCTTTGAGTGAAGAAAGAGTGCAAGGCATGGCTGGTCGGTTAAATGACGTTGAACGCGGCCAAATTAATGATGTGCTTGTTGAATTTGGTATTGATACAGACCCGGCGAGAGTTGAAAAATGGATAGAAAGCAGAAAGGGCAAAAGCGGCGCAATTTCTTCAAAATCCGAAATAACACCACTATCTATTAATAACTCAGAGGATATGTCACAGGCTTTATCTGCGATGATGGGTTTTGATGCCTCCCCAGCATTGAAGGGTGTTTCTGGCAGAATTAAGAAATCCATTGACGAGGAGTTAATTCAGTTTGACGAGCTTAATGGTGACGGTTTGGCGGCTGACGTTTCTATTGCTTCAAAGAGGGCTAGAGCTGCCTATAAAAAGTTGAAAGATTTTGAGAATACCGATGCTTTAATAGGTAAATTAATCGGCTCTAAAAAGCGATCAGATGAGCCTTTAATATACGCCTCGGAAGTGGCAAAGAGGATAACGGGCGGCGGTCGTGATGGCACGATAGAAAATATAGACAGGCTAACCAAAAGCCTTGTTAAAAGTGATTCTGGTGTTGAGGCTTTGGGTAATATGCAATCTGCTATCGCAGCCCAATTATTAGATAAATCAGTAAGTAGGACACCACTAGCCAACGGCACAAGGCAATGGCTGGCTGGTAACTATGTAGATAACTTCGATGCTCTTGAAAAGTCAGGAAAGTTATCAGCCATATTTAGAAATAATCAGGAGGGCTTAGCAGGTTTGCGGAGATTGCGGGAAGCCAGCGAGCTAACAAAAGCGCCAAGTAATGTAGCCAAAAGCTCAGGCACAGGCGATGACAACCTTAATAATATAATGAAAGTGTTAAAGGGTACTAAGGGTTTGATACCGGCAGCGTTTCAGGCGGGTGGCGCTGCGGTTACTGGTATTCCTATGGCTGGTGAGGCAATATCAGGAATGATTCCCAAGTCTAAGCAGAAGGCGGCTAAGAAATCAGCAAAAAGAGCTTTAAACGCAAGGCCCGATGAAGCCCAGCAAATACGACAACTAACGAGACTTTACCCAAATCTGACGGCAGTAATAGCTCCTTCACTTATAAATAAAACGCAACAAAAAGAAGATAAGGAATAGTAGAATGTCCAGATTTATAAACCCAGTGCCACAATACCTTAACAGCGCAGGCGACCCAATAGTTTCGGGTCAAATGTTTTTCTATGAAGTTGGCTCAACTACGCCGAAAGATGTATATCTTGATGCTGCTTTGACTATCCCAGCCGCAAACCCTGTATTACTCAACGCTGATGGCCGTATGCCGGACACTTATCTGCTTGGCTCATATCGCACCATACTAAGCGAGCCGTCCAGTGGTGAACAATGGGAGCGGGATAATGTGGGTTCAGAGTTTACAGATGGTTATGGCTCAGAATGGAATAGTACAGTCACATATAATATACCTGATGTAGTTTTGTTTGATGGTGTTTATTATGTATGCCAAACAAACAACAATGTTAATAATCAGCCAAGCTCTACGTCTAGTGAGTGGAGCGTTTCAAATCTTGGCGCTATTGGCTCGAACCTGATAGATAACGCACAATTTAAGGTTAGGCAGCGCGGCAATAATGACGGAGGGGCCGGACTTGGCGGTGTATTTATCGACAGATGGATTACACGACCACTAAGTCAAACAGGCGGCGCAACACAGATAAGTGTTCCTACTATTGGAAATTTTCCTGTTGATTATATGCGTGTTGCGGTGTCAGGCCACACGTCATTTTGGTATATAAGGCAGAATTTTTTAACGGATAAAATACAGACAGGAAAAGATTACACTTACGCCGTAAAAACTAATTTAATGTCCTCAGCAATAAAAATGAGGGCTAGATTAAGGGGTCGCAGTATAAGCGCAGGAGTATTTTATACACTGGGCGAGTCTGATATTCAGCTTGATTCTTATGGGCAGTACACCGTTACATTTAAAAATGTAGTATCGCCCGCACCACTCACAGCAGAAGATGATTATATACAGATAGAACTTTCAGGACAGCAAGCAGACGGAGGCGCTGATTTTGTTCTGCCTGATGGCTCTTACAGGTTTGAGAGTTTTAAACTAGAAGAAGGCAATAGTTTTACTGGTAACACTCCATCAGCTTATTCTAGTGATGAGCTTGAATGCAGAAAATGGTATAGAGGCATAGATAGTGAATTTGTCGCGACTGTTGCAAGTGCTTCAGCAACAACAGCAACAAGGAGAACAAATTTGTTTTTTGACCCCCCAATGTATTTCCCGCCCACAGTAACAATAGGCTCGATAACTAACGGGGCGCTTTCATCCATCAGCACAACAAGTAAGAATGGGTGCTATGTAACAATAACAGCCTCAAGCTCAAGTGATAACGTTTTTGTTGATGGCTATACAGCAACTTGCGAGATTTTGTAAAGATGAAGATATACCAAGAAACCGAAAGCGGTGGAATTTCAATAGGCAGTACATATTCACCGGCAAGCAGCCCATTTGCTAGAAAAGCTGCGGAAGAGGCGGCGGCGGGTGAAGCGGAGATCATACCTTTTGACCATGCAGCGGCAGCTACAAAAGAAGTTGAAAGCGATGCAAGAAGCTGGCGTGATGGTGAGTTAGCCAAAGCTGATATTGAGATTAACAAGCTGGATGATGAAGGTGGCAACTCTAGCGATTACCGCGCCTACAGAATAGCCTTGAGAGAGTGGCCACAATCTGATGCTTTCCCAGAACTGGGGAGGCCACAAGAACCATAAAAATAAGGGGCCATTGCAGCCCCTTTTTTACGTCTGATTAAAACGGTACTCAATCAGAAGGGGATATCGTCAAACCCTTGAGGCCGTGCCTGCGCGTGCTGCGCTGCCTGTTGTGCTAGTGTCGGCGCTTGTTGAATCTGCTGCGGCGCAAACTGTTGTGGCGCTTGTGGTGGCTGTTGAGGCGCGAATTGCTGCGGCGCTTGCTGTTGTGGTGGCGCTTGCTGGAAACCCTGCTGAGGCGCTTGCCCGGTCTGCTGTGGTGCTTGACCGCCTTCTACCCAAAAGACCTTGCCATTGCCTAGAATATTACCTTTAACGCCTTGCGCCTTTTCATCCTTGCTGACATCTTGCGTAACCATGCCAGAGTTTCCGTATTGATCTAACTCAGCAAGCTCTACAAATATTGTGCAGTCTAAATAATTGCCTTTTGCACCAGCAAACAAGCGATTCATATCAATCTGCGATGTGTTGATCTTCAAACTTAATCCAATTTTGCTCATACTATTTACTCTCTTTTTAGTTAATTTTTAATGTATCAGGGCCAGCAACTAACGCAGCCCCTTCGATTGTTTCGCCTGCTTTAATAGCGCGAGTGATTGCCGCCTTATCTGGCGCTGATGTGGTTTTAGTCACAAGCCATTTATCATCAACATCGCCGGTTATTAAACAACGCTTTGAACCCTTCTTAATCTTCGCGGTATGTACACCCTCCCCTGATTCGCTCTGGCCCGTTTTAATCATCTGTCCCAGCAAGTAGCACTCCAAGCTCTCGGCCTTCTTAGCGGCTGATTTAGCCTTCTTTAGCAACTTTTCAGATTCAGCCTTAAACATCGCCTGATCAGCCTTCAGATTCTTGACGTAAGCAATAACGCTAGACTCCTTAATTTGGCACTCACTGTAAATTGCCGCCAGTGTATCGCCATACTCCTGTTCACTGATAACCTCATTGCCTAGCATCTCGCTAAGGTCGCGCTCTGCTGCTGTTAGCTCATCTGTTAATTTGTAAAGTGCGGACATTATGCGAACCCCATCCAAATCATAGCGCCGTGTATTATCGCAATAGGGAACAATATTGCACCAGCTACCAAGAAGCCCCAGGCGGCTGTACTCAGGCAAATGATGACATGAGTAACCCAAGCCGCTAAACATAAAAATACAAATGCTATTTGAAACATAATTAAACTCCTGCTTGCTCTTTAATAAATGCGCGATAGCCCGCATCTGTTATCTGATTTAAAACTGCTGAGTCGGCCTTAACGGCATCAATCCAACTTGTCGCGCTGTCGTCAACGGTGTATGTGGCTTTTCTGGGCGCAGCACTTGCCGCGTTACCATCATCATCCTCGCTAGGAATGCCAGCAAGTGATTGCAATGAGTACCGGCGGCAATATGTCAGACAACTGCCAGCGGCTTGTGGGTCGCCTTTTACGGGCTTTAACAGCAGGTCGGAGCTTAACCATTGGCCGCTATTGTGCATCAATATTGTTGTGACACCAACAAGCCCGTCTTTGCTAATTGGGAGCTGTGAGTAACTTAAACCATTATCTGCAAACGGCTGTTTAACAGCGCGAATAACAGAGCTAAGGTCGGCATATTTCGATTTGAAAAACGGGTTGTTAGCATCCTTTGAAGCTCCCCCCATCTCGCTTTGCGCTTTACATAACGCACCGGCTAGGTCTTTTATATCATCTGATTTGTTCACGCTTTACCCCAGTTAATGCGTTTAAATTCTGTTCGTGCTGATATTGCGACGAGTAGCCAGCATCATAGCTGTCGCCCTTGCCCGCCTTATGCTCAACACCTTTAAGGCAATCATTCGCGCCCTGTAAAAACTCTGATGTATTCATTTTGCCGCTCGCTTTATTTGTGCTGCTATCCACTCAGCCGCTAATAGCTGAGCCTGCCTGGTGGTGTAATGACGCATAACTAAATCGCGCCCCTGAAAGTTGAATTTATGAGTCTTCACGATAACTCTCCTGCTAACTTTCCAATTTCAGACGCTACAGAGCAGAAAACGGATGTTTGAATGCTGGCCATGTCTGCAATTTGAATATCTTTTGGGACAACTAAACTTTCATCTGAGCCAATGTTAAACACAGCACTCCAAAAGCCCTCATCTTGAATGAGCGCATCAATAGCGAGCGCCTTAATATCCTCATCACCATTATGCAGACTGTTAAAGATTTGCTCTTTAGCATCATTAAAAGCGGAAGTGGTAAATTGGTCTTGGTATGTCTCGTCGCCATGTGTTGCATCGTTATTCTGTAAATCAATCATTTCTTTCCCCTCGGTTTGTTGATGACTGAATATTAATCGTAAAATTCGATATGGTCAAGCTATTGCTAGAATATTTAATTATGCTATGATTCGGGAAACTAAACGGGAGAATATATTATGAAGCACCGAGATTGGACGCCCTGGAAGCCTGCGCCTTATCAGCCTTATATTGGCCAGCAGGAGGATATGATTAGATTGCTAGAGCAGCGCGGCATAACCTACGCACAGCAACACAGGGACGCTATGAAGGCGTACCTAAAGAGGGAGTTAAAGAAATGAGCTTAACATTTGACGGTATCGGCAACTATTACGGAACGCTAAACATAAGAGATAAAAATGGCATATTTGAATGGGGTATAGAGGATTATAGTGGGGTTGAGTGGGAGCAAATACCAGAGTCTTTATATAACGAGTTGGTAAAGTTTAAGGAGAAATCAGAATGAAACCCGTTAAATTCAAAATGTTATCAGCTACAACACTAATCCCAGAGCGAGCAAGCCCAGGCGCAGCAGGTTATGACATATACGCCGATCAGTCAGGTTTTATTATTGGCGGTGGTCGTCTCGCGGTATCGACAGGCTGGGCGATGGAAATGCCTGTAGGCTATTATGCTGAGATTCGCCCACGTTCGGGTTTGGCTGTTAAATATGGCATCGACACACTGGCAGGTGTTATTGATTCAGATTATCGGGGCGAGGTGAAAGCGGTGCTGGTTAATCACAGTGACAGCACTTTTGTTATCAAAGCCGGCGAGCGCATAGCCCAGCTAGTATTTAGAAAACATGAAACACC